ACTAGACGAGGAGAAGTTCCTACACGGCATAGATGCAATCAGCATCGTAGAACACCCTGCTATAGAGGAGGACTTCATCACTATGAGCAAGGAGCATAAGTTTGAGTTCAAAGAGGTGAGCAACGAAAAGCGCATCTTGATGGGTGCAGCGATGATCCCTGACAAGCCTATCTACCGAGTAGATGGTGAGGAGGAGTACTATGTATTTTTTACGAAGGAAACCATCCGCAGAGCGAGTGAGCTGTACCTTATGAACGGCAAACAGAACAACGCTACCTACGAACACGAGAACCGCATAGACGGCCTCTCGGTGGTCGAGTCGTGGATCATAGAGGACTCACAAAAGGACAAGTCCAGAGCCTACGGCTTAGAGTACCCTGTAGGTACTTGGATGGTCACGATGAAGGTAAACAACGATGACATCTGGGACAACTACATCAAGTCTGGAGTAGTGAAGGGCTTTTCTATAGAGGGCTGGTTTATGCAGCGTGAGACTGCCATAGAGGTAGAGACTGAGCTATCAGCAATCGAGAAGGAAGAAGGAGAACACCTACTAGCATTGTACCTACTTGGAATCACTAAGGGAGTACTCAAGAATGACAAGAGATACAAGAACGGCAAAAAGTTGCAGATGGAGTCGTACAGCGACTACCCTGACTCAGCATCTAACAATGCCAAGAGAGGCATCGAACTCAACGAGAAGCAAGGCAACAAGTGCGCTACTCAAGTGGGTAAGATCAGAGCGCAGCAGTTAGCGAAGAAGCAACCCCTATCACTTGAGACCATCAAGCGTATGCACAGCTACCTATCCCGAGCGGAGGAGTACTATGATGAGGGAGATACCACTAGCTGTGGGTACATCTCCTACCTACTATGGGGAGGTAAGAGTGCCAAGAATTGGGCTGAGAGCAAACTCAAGGAGCTTGATCAGCTGTAGAAAGTAACCCAAAAAACCAATATATAGTTGTTTAATTAACAAAGTTTAAGAAGATGAATCTAAACGAAGTATTTAAAAGAATCGAGATGGCTCTCGCTCCTAACGAGGAGGAGATCCAAGAAGTACAAGGTGCTAGTATGCGCCTTGCTAATGGTGTTATGCTAGAGGCTGAAGCCTTCGAAGCAGGTAACAATGTTTTCCTAGTAGGCGAAGATGGCGAGAAAATTCCTGCTCCTGTAGGTGAACACTTGCTAGAGGATGGTCGCACTTTGGTAATCGTAGAGGAAGGTATCATTGCAGAGATGCGTCCTGCTGCTGCTCCTGAAGCTACACCAACGGCTACGGAATTGGCTGACGAGGAGATCTCAGTAGAAGTACCAGAAGAAGCAGCACCTGAACTAGAGCAAATCGTAGAGGCTGTAGTGGAAGCTGTTGCCCCTGCTATCGAAGAGGTAAAGGAGCAAGTCGAAGAGATGAAGCGCCGCTTTGAGGAGATTGCTAAGAAAGAGGAAGAAGAAGACAAGGTAGATATGTCTGCCGCTGCTAAACGCTTAAAGGCTGCTCCTAAAGAGAAGAAGGTAGCGATGCAACGCTACGGAACGAAAGCACCTCAAAATACTTTGGGGCGTGTATTTAGTAAATTATCATAATTTTAATAAAGAAGAAAAATGGCTACAACCACTTCAATCACTACTACCTACGCAGGTGAATTTGCAGGTAAGTATGTAAGCGCTGCTCTTTTGAGCGCAGACACCATCGAAGGCGGTGGTATCACTATCAAACCGAATGTAAAGTACAAAGAAGTTCTTAAGACTGTAAACCTTGATGCTATCACTAAGGACAGCACTTGTGACTTCTCTGATACTTCTACATTGACATTGGCTGAGAAAATCCTTACGCCAAAACAATTACAGGTAAACCTTGAGTTGTGTAAGAACGACTTCCGCAGCGACTGGGAAGCAATCGAGATGGGCTACTCTGCCTTCGATAGCCTACCTGCTAACTTCTCAGACTACTTGATCGGCTATGTAGCTGGTAAGGTTGCAGAGAAGAACGAACAGAACATCTGGCAAGGTGCTGACGCATCTGAGGGCGAGTTTGACGGCTTTACTGCTTTGTTGGCTGCTGACTCTGATGTTATTGATGTAACAGGTACTACAGTAACTGCTGCTAATGTTATTGACGAATTGGGCAAGGTAGTAGATGCTATCCCTTCTTCAGTATACGGCAAAGAGGACTTGTACATCTATGTATCTCAGAACATCGCTCGTGCTTATGTTCGTGCTTTGGGTGGATTCGGTGCTAACGGACTAGGTGGCAATGGTGTGAACAATCAGGGTACTACTTGGTACAACGGAGGCGATTTGGCTTTTGATGGCGTTAAGTTGTTCGTTGCTTCTGGTATGCCAGATAACGATATGGTAGCTGCACAGAAGTCTAACTTGTTCTTTGGTACTTCCTTGTTGGAAGACTGGCAAGTTGTAAAGCTTCTTGATATGGCTGACTTGGACGGATCTGACAATGTGCGTGTAGTTATGCGCTTCGCAGCAGGTGTTCAAATCGGTATCGGTTCAGACATCGTATACTACACCTAAGAAGTAGTTAGTTAATAACCATAGAAGGGCAGGTAGGCTAGTGCTTGTCTGCCCTTTTTTAATACAATAAAACAATGGCTTGTACATTAACAAAAGGAAGAAACGAACCCTGTAAGGATGTAGTAGGTGGTATTACCGCTGTGTACTTTGCAGACTTCGATACGCTAGGAGCTATTACCTACGATGCTACTGATACAGATGTTATTGACTCATTCGGGGGTACACCTACTTGGTTCAAGTTTGAAGTAAAGGGTACATCTACTTTCGAGCAGACTATCACATCTAGCCGTGATAATGGTACGACCTTCTTCGATCAGACTCTAACATTGAACTTCAAGAAGCTATCTAAGCAGACTCACAATGAGGTTAAGTTATTGGCTTACGCTCGTCCTCACGTCATCGTAGAGGATAACAACGGCAACAAGTTTATGATGGGCTTAGAGTACGGTGCTGAGGTAACAGGTGGTACTATCGCTACAGGTGCTGCGATGGGTGATATGAGTGGCTACACTTTGACCTTCAACGCACAGGAGAAGATCCCTGCTAACTTCGTAGACGCAACTATCACAGCGGATGCTTCAGAGATTGACGATATCTAATAGCTGAATAGTCTAGAATTAAGAAAGCCCCTCCTGTATGGAAGGGCTTTTCTTTTTGGTAGCATCGCTACCTAGAGAGATGAGTATGCAAATATACCACATCTTTCCTTTTGGGTTTTATAATTAGATGATTATTGTAGAAGAAAATACAACGGCTACTATCAAGATGTACCTCCGTGACTTTACTACGGAGAGCTTCGAGATAGAGATAGTCTCCGAAGACCAAAGGAAGGAAGTGGTAGATACTGCGATCTCTGGTACTTGGGATGACTTTGCAAAGGTGCTTACCTTTACATACGATGTCTCTGCGCTGTCGAGCGAGAGCTTCTATGTGGTCAAGATATGGGAAGCCTCTAAGGTTAAACTGCTATCACAGGACAGGATGTATATCATACCTTCTGGTTCTAGTGTTAGTACCTACCAACCAAAACTAGCGACCACAGAGAAAACAATGAACAACGAGTTTAAGATTTATGGCGAATAATGTAAACTTCATCCAGCTATCTAGCTACACATCCCCTGCTATATCGGAGAACAGCCGACTAGGGTGGGTTGAGTATGGTGATGACAACAACTACTTTCAGTATCTGATTGACAGATACAATGGCTCACCGACTAATAACGCAGTCATCTCGGGTATCATCGACCAAATCTTCGGACAAGGCTTGGATGCCTTAGACTCGGGTAGAAACACGGAGAGCTACCTCCAATGCCGTCAGCTCATCAAAAACGATGAACTCAAGAAGGTCATCAATGACTACTACCTACTAGGTAACGGAGCATTCCAAGTCATCTACAATCAGGACAAGAGCAAGATCGCTGAGGTATACCATATGCCTGTAGAGTGCCTACGAGCTGAGAAGTGTAACGAGGAGGGAGATATTGAGGCTTACTACTACGCCTACGATTGGAGCGAGGTGAAGTCTAAGAAGGGTGCAGAGCGTATCCCTGCTTTTGGATTTGGTACTCCTGCTGACAAAATCGAGATACTATACTTCCGTCCTTACCGATCAGGAAGCTATTACTATTCTCCTGTAGACTATCAAGGTGCGCTACCATACGCAGAACTAGAGGGCGAGGTAGCTAACTACCACATCAACAACATCAAGAACGGCCTAGCGCCTTCTATGATTGTGAATATGAACAATGGTGTACCTCCAGAGGAGGAGCGAGACATCATAGAGTCTCAGATCCGTTACAAGTGGGGTGGCACATCCAATGCAGGGCGTTTTATCCTATCATTCAATGAGAGTGCGGAGAGTGCTGCTACGATTGAGCCTGTGCAGTTAAGTGATGCCCATAACCAATACGAGTTCCTCTCACGAGAGGCACAGCAGAAGGTGCTAGTAGGTCACCGCATCACTAGCCCTATGCTCTTCGGTGTGAAGGACCAAACAGGACTAGGTAACAACGCAGACGAGATCAAGACAGCATTCCAGCTATTCGATAACACGGTTATCAAGCCAAAGCAGGAGCAAGTCATCGCAGCACTTGACGAGATACTATCCTACAACAACATCTCTCTAGACTTGTACTTTAAGACCCTTACTCCTATCGAGTTCACGGACTTAGAGAACGCTCAGAACACGAAAGTAATAGAAGAAGAGACAGGTATCAAGTTGAGCAAGATGGAGATGCCAGAGGAGTACGATAGTGCTGTAGACGAGCTGATCGCTATGGGTGAGGATGTAGACACGGAGGTCTGGAATCTGGTAGACGAGCGAGATGTGGACTACGAGCAAGAGGAAGCATTAGATGCTACGCTGAAGTTTGCCTCTACAGGTACAGCAAGACCCAACGCTAACAGCTCACAAGATGGAGAGAACGCAGAAGGCACACTCTTCCTAGTGCGTTATAAGTATCAAGGTAGTACCTCACCACAGCGAGAGTTCTGCCGTAAGATGATGAGTGCTAACAAGGTGTACCGCAAGGAGGACATTATCGCTATGGACAATAAGGCGGTTAATGCAGGATTCGGTGTAAACGGATCAGACACCTACTCTATATGGCTATATAAAGGAGGCGCAAGATGTAAGCACAAGTGGATACGCCAAACCTATATGAGTAGAGACGGCATCCGTCCAGATGTAGGTAGCCCGAATGCTCAAACCATCAGCACAACGAAGGCTAGGAGCAAAGGCTTCCGTCCACAAGCTAATAATGACAAGGTAGCTGTTGCACCTAGCGATATGAAGAATAGAGGGTATGTAAACCCTCCAAGTAAGAAAGACATACAAGGAGGTATATAATGGCGCAGATACTATTTGTCAGCCCAGCTGATGTTATAAAAAGAACGGGAATCAACGGGAATGTGGACAGAGACCAGATGATTCAATTCATCAAGATCGCTCAGGACATCCACATCCAGAACATACTAGGCACTAAGCTCTTCAAGAAGATAGCAAGTGATATCGAGGCAGACAGCCTATCAGGTAACTACCTTACGCTCTTCACCGACTATATACAGGATATGGTCATCCACTGGGCGGCTATTGAAATACTACCCTATATTCACTACAAGGTGGCTAATGGAGGTATCTATACTAAGAGTGCAGAGAATGGTACTACGATCAGTAAGCAGGATCTGGACTACCTAGTACAAAAGGAGCGAGACATCGCAGAGCATTACTCTCGTAGATTCGTAGACCATATGGCGTTCTACAGCAGCCGCTATCCAGAGTACAACACATCCAGTAACGATGATATGTACCCTAGTAAGAATCAAAACTTCAACGGATGGGTTTTGTAGTGAAGAAGGTGTACAAGCCAAAGGCAGAGAATATCAAGAAGTTAAAGGTGTATCTAAAGAAGAATAAGAAATGAGTTGGGGAAGTATATACGGGGAGACTTGGTGGGGTTCGCAGAACACCATCGACTTTAACGACATAAGCTACTACATCTATGCGGTAGACCAACTCAAGACGAGAGCCTTGACGGATGGGGCTATTATGGAGGGCTTCGGTTGTGCGAGTGAGGCTATCCGTACAATGGGTGAGAAGGATTCAGCAGAGGCGTTGTTTAATGCTTATAATGTTAGGGTAGTTGCCGATAGCGGAGCTACGGAGGCAAGAATCTGTACTATTAAAGAAATAAGTTTACTACGATGAGTTTATATAAAGATTCAACTTTAGCAATGATACCTACCGCCTATAAGGATGGTAAGCTGTATAGTGTACGCCCTACGGATGGTAGTGGGGATTTTACCTTTAGTAGGGGTACGACTGCTACTAGGGTAGCCTCATCGGGCTATATTGAGAAGGGCAGAGAGAATCTATCTCTATATTCTAACACTTTCTCAAGTTGGACGGCTCAAAGTGGAGGTAGTGTTACAAGCGGTCAAGCAGGATACGATGGCACATCGGATGCTTGGTTACTTACAAGTGGAGCAGCAACATACTCAAGAATAGAAAGAGCTATAAGCCATACGGGATTATACACTATTAGCGTTTACGCTAAAGCAGGGACGCTTGGTTGGTTATCTTTTGAAAATTCGGGAATCACTAGTGACGAGTCATATTTTGATTTAACAACAGGAACACTCGGTTCATTAGGTGCGAATGTAGTTACTGCTAACATTGAGAGTATAGGTAGCGGTTGGTATCGTTGTAGTGCCACTTTGAACGGCACAAGTGCAACTCAAAGAATATATCCTGCGGTAGGTGATGGCGATTTAAATAGCGCACAAGGAAATATCTACATTCAAGATTTTCAGTTTGAGCAAGGCTTGGTAGCAACTGACTACATTGAAACAGGAGCATCTACTGCACAAGCAGGTATCTTGGAGGATATGCCTCGCCTTGACTATTCGGGTGGTGCTTCGTGTCCTTCTCTTTTACTT